GAGGAAATCAAATCAGATGACGTATCAACACCGATTCTGAAAATCTTACATCAACTATCACCAGAGTGTAACTCTAGAAGTGCAAAGCATGTAGAAGGAGCTGAACCTGGTATGATATATTCCAATAGTTTTGGACAACCTATCGATGGTAACAAAGGTATCGAAGTCATTGTAGCACATACACAGACTAGATGGCCAGAGTGGCAAGAGATGGGAGATAGTCCATCAGCACCTGTTGGAACACATTTAACTCCACCTGCTACTGCAAAAGAAGAAATGCGTGGTATCAAATATAGATTACAAAACGGTAACTATATTGAAAAAACTATGTATTTTTTTGTAATTGTAATGGTAGATGGTGCGCCAAGAAAAGCGGTGATCACAATGAGATCATCTAATCTTACACCGGCAAGAAAACTAAATGATCTGATTTCTAATCTTAGAATTACAGATGATAAAGGTTCTTTCCAACCTGCAGCATACTCTGCAATGTTTAAATTACAGACTGCAGAAAAAAGTGCAGGAGATAAAACTTGGCATGTTTATAAACCATCTTTAGTTAGAATGTTAAATGTTTCTGACGAAAAAGATGCAGCTATCTATATGATGGGTCAAGAGTTTCACAAGCAAGTATCATCAGGTTCTACAAAACCTGACTATGATAAAGGTAGTGAAACTAAACAAGAAGAAATTATATAGTTTCCCAATGGGAAAGTACACACTTGCAATAAGTACGAAGGCGGCAAAGGGAGACTGGAGCCGCCTTTTAAAATTAAAAAGGATGACAAATGAAAGAGTACATAGAATATTTTACAGGTTTACAAAGAAGTTATGGTGTCTGTAAAGTTGATGATGGATACATTGACGAAGTAACAGGCAAAAAGAAATGGAAACATGAATGGACTAAAACTCCAGTTACTAATCAAGACTACGAAGATCATTTAAAAGGAATTAGATCAATAGGAATACAACCTTGCACTGATGAAGGTATGGCAAAATTTGGTGCAATAGATGTAGATAAATATCCTATTGATAAAAAGTTTTATCTTGATGTCATCCAAGATAAGGACCTACCAATTATACCTGTCTTATCCAAAAGTGGTGGATTACATTTATATGTATTCACCACTAGGTGGGTCAAAGCAAAAGAAATTAGAAATTTTTTAGAAGATTTATTATTTGTTTTTAAACTTCCAGCATCTACAGAAATATTTCCAAAACAAACACAACTTATTTCAAGCGATGGCACAGTATCAAATGGTAATTTTATAAATTTACCATACAATGGTAATGATAGAAAAGCATTAGATATTGATGGAACAACAATGTCTTTTCAAAAATTTGTACAGACAGTTGGTTTAAATTTAATTGATCCAAAAAATTTTAAAAAGATAAAAGAAGATTTAATTTATGCAGAATTAAAAGGTGGTGGTGAAGAATTTGAAGATGGTCCACCATGTCTACAAAAACTAACTAAAGAACAAATGACGTTTACAGATGGTAGAGATAGATTTTTATATAACTACATGGTATTTGCTAAGAAAAAATATCCAGGTGATGATACTTGGAAAAAAATGATTGTACAAGCAGGTAGAAAATATTTTTCATTTGATGAATATTGGACAGACGATCATATAAAATCAAAAATAAAAAGTTGGGAAAAACAGAAAAAAGGTTTTACATGTAGTGATCCATTATTAGAACCAAATTGTATGAAAGCTTTGTGCACTAAAAGAAAGTATGGCGTCTTATCTGGTGAAAAAGAAAGTTATCCAACGTTAAGTAATTTACAAAAAATAAATTTACAACCAAATCCAGAATGGAGAGTTACTGTAGAACATCCTGATGAAAGAGAGAATATGCAACTACATTTAAAAAATACATACAAATTAACTCAAGTCCATGAATTTAAAACAGTATTATTTGAACAAGCTTTAATTGTAGCACCACCTATAAAACAAGAACAGTTTGATTTAATTTTAAAATCAATAAGTGGTAAAGATAAAATAGAAATAATAGAACCTGCAGCTGGTACTAGTCCTTTAGAAGTATTACAAAAATTATTAGAAAAACATATATACGGGGCTCAAGCAACAAACTTTATGTCTTTTGCAAGTGGTAGACCATATGTTGATGATAAGTTTGCATGGTTTATATTTGATAAATTTTATGACAAGTTAAAAAATGAAGAGTGGAAATACGAACCACAGAAAACATCTTACATGATTGAAAGACAACTGTATGATTATGAAGATGAAGACGAAGAAAAAAGAGTATTGTTTGGTCATCAAAAAAGATATCCAGGTAAAGATGACAAAGGTAATCCATTTAAAGCAATAAGAGTAGCTAGAATTCCTTTATTTCTTTTTGAAAAACCAGAAGAAGTAGAAGAAACAGTTCCAATAGAAAGCGAAGACAATGTTGTATAAATACTATGGTCCACCTGGAACAGGTAAAACATATAGATTAATTAATAGAGCAAGAGCATACATTAGAAAATATAACATACCACTACATCGTATAGGTTATTTTGCATTCACTAAAAAAGCTGCAGATGAAGCAAAAGGTAGAATGCCTTTTGAAAATAAAAAGTTAAAATATTTTAAAACACTTCACTCACTTGCATTTGAATGTTTGAACATGGTTCAAGAAGATGTAATGCAACCATATCATTATGAAGAACTAGGTAAAGAATTAAATTTACAAGTAAAGTTTTATGATAGATATAACAAAGACGAATCTTTTTATTTAGGTTTTGAAAACCCATACTTTCAAATTATACAAAAAGCATTTAACAAATGTATAAATGTTAAAGAAGAATTTAATTTAGAAGAACACGATCCAAAACATGTTAATTGGATAACTTTAGATCACATAAATAGAAATTTAATTAATTACAAAAACCAAAAAAAAATATTTGAGTTTAATGATATGATAGATCAACTAATAAAAAAACCAAATAAAATTCCAGAGTTTGATGTTATCTTCATAGATGAAGCTCAAGATCTTTCACCATTACAATGGAAGTTATTTGATATTTTAAAAACAAAAACTAAAGACATGTATCTTGCAGGTGATGATGATCAAGCTATTTTTGCATGGGCCGGAGCAGATGTTAGTAGATTTATAAAAGAACCTGCAAAAGAAAAGGTTTTAATATATTCAAAAAGAATATCTAAAACTATACAAGAACAATCTATGATAGCTATTGGAAATATATCTGGAATTAAAAAAGATAAAAAATATTATCCAAGAGATTATGAAGGTGTTTGTGAAGAAATATATAATTTAGATGAAATAGATTTATCAAAAGGTAATTGGTTAATTCTTGCAAGAACAGTATCAAAATTATTAAAGATACAGGAAAAACTTTTTGAAAAAGGTTTTTACTACGAAAGTAATAACGGAAAAAGCATTACAGTTTCTTTATATAGAGCAGTTAAAAATTATGAACGCTGGCGTAAAGGAGAAGAACTAACTGAAGAACATACAAAAGATATTAAAACATACACCGGAAATGTTAAATGGAATAAAAATGAAAACTGGTTTAATGCGTTTGTATTAGTGGATAAAGATGAGCAAGAACAAAAAGAATATTTAGTACGTCTATTTGAAAACAAAGAAAACTTAGATGCAGAAGCAAGAATATGGACTTCTACAATTCACGCTATCAAAGGTGGTGAACAAGATAATGTAATTCTATGCACAGATCTTGGTAACAAAATAATTAAAGCAATGAATCAAAGTCAAGACAAAGCAGACGAAGAACATAGAGTTTGGTATGTAGCGTACACACGTGCAAGAAATAATCTTTATGTATTTAAACTAACAAACAAAACAAGAAAGGCCTACCCACTATGACAAACAAAGATATATTTAAAGAAGCATTTCCACAAGATAAACAGATAGGCGGGAATCATTATAAATCGTTTCACATTCAACCCTACGAATTTATTTCAAAGAATGACCTTTCCTTTTTTCAGGGGAATGTTATAAAATACGTGTGTCGTTATAAAAATAAAAATGGCATACAAGATTTAGAAAAGATAATTCATTATTGTGAATTAGAAATAAAAACAATGAAAGATTTAAAAAAGAAATGAATGTCTACACAGAAATATTTGGTTTAATTATAATGACAATATATATATTTGATTTAATATGATAGTAGCACAAACAGAATGGATTATTCCAAAAGAATATCCAGATCTAAGAGAAGCAGAAGAAATTGCAATTGACTTGGAAACACGTGATCCTAATTTAAAATCAACTGGTTCAGGTGCAATATTAGGACAAGGTGAAGTTGTAGGTATAGCTGTTGCTGTTAATGGATACAAAAATTATTTTCCAATAGCACATGAAGAAGGACCAAATTTAGATCGTGAAAAAACTTTAGAATGGTTTAAAGATATTTGTAAATCGCCTGCTACAAAAATATTTCATAACGCAATGTACGACGTATGTTGGATACGTAAATTAGGTATAAAAATCAATGGTTTAATTATAGATACCATGATTGCATCATCATTGATTGATGAAAATAGATTTTCATACACTTTAAATACTTTGTCTTGGCATCACTTAGGTGAAGGTAAGAGTGAAGCAAGATTAATTCAAGCGGCAAAAGAAAGAGGACTAGATGCAAAAGCTGAGATGTGGAGATTACCTGCAATGGAAGTTGGAGCTTATGCTGAAAAAGATGCAGAGATAACTTTAAAACTTTGGCACAAATTAAAAAAAATAATTATTGAAGATAACTTACA